GAGACAGCCACCGTGGAAGAAACCACTTCAGCAGTCGAAGCAACACCTACAGTTGAGGCTGCCGCAGTTGAAGCTGCTCGCCCTGCTGTAACAGCAATGGCTTACACAAAGCCACGCATTGAAGTAACAGCTGCAAAGTATGCAGAGCAGTCAATCCGCGCAGCACTTGGCGATGACTCAGCACGTCAATACATCGCAGCAGCAGACAACACAACTGACAACGCTGGTCTCGTACCAACACGTCAACTCTCAGAGATCATCAACCCTCTCGGTACAACTATCCGCCCATCAATCGATGCAATCTCTCGTGGAGTGCTTCCAGATGCAGGTATGACTTTTGAGATTCCTAAGATCACAGCAATGCCTACAGTTGCAGTTGCAGCTGAAGACGCAGCGTTCTCTAACACAGATCAGAACTCTGCATTCCTAAGCGTAAGCGTTGCAAAGTACGCAGGACAACAGGTCTTCTCAGTAGAATTGCTAGATCGTACATCTCCAGCATTCTTTGATGAACTCGTTCGCAACATGGCAGCAGCTTATGCCAAGTCAACTAACGCAGCAGTTAACGCTGCACTCATCTCAGGTGCAACACTTGACGCAACTACAGTTGCGACATACCCAACAGCGACCGAGCTTCTCGGAATTGTTGCTCGTGGATCAGCATCTGTCTATGGCGCAACAGCAGGACTTCCAAATCCATTCGCTCGTAACATGGTTGTATCTACTGGACAATGGTCTAACATCATGACATTGAACGATGCAGGACGCCCAATCTACAACACAGTAACAAATCCAATGAACCAAGCAGGCTTGGCTACACCTACATCACTTACAGGTAACGTCGCGGGGTTGAATCTTTTTGTTGACCCTGAGAATGCTGGCGATGGCGATGGCACAATCCTCATCATCAATCCAGATGCTTACACATGGTACGAGTCACCAACATACCGCCTACGCGCAGAATCAACTGCAGCAGGACAGGTAACAATCGGCTACTACGGCTACGGCGCAATCGCGACCAAGGTCGGAGCAGGCGCATTCAAGAATAACAAGGCGTAAGCCACACTAAGTCGCTGGCAGGGTAGTGCCCTTCTACCCTGCCAGTCTTTAGAAAGGATAAGAGCATGGCATTGACAACAGTTGCAGAGCTTCGCACCGCCCTAGGCGTTGGCACTCTCTATACTGATGCAGTCTTGCAGTCTGTCTGCGATGCCGCAGATAACGTACTCTTGCCCTTTCTATGGAAAAATCAGCAGTACATCATCGCTCACGGCAACACAGGTACAGTCGGCACTCTCTACTTTGATCAGCCAATTAAAGACTATTTTTACGTCGGACAGTCAGTAGTTATCTCTGGCGCTGGCACAAAGTACAACGGCACAAAGACAATCACAGGTGTCAGCACTCGATCATTCAATGTAACTACCTCACACACCAGCGACAATCCGCTACACACAGTCGAGCCTTATGGCATTGCAGCAGCTGAGACTTACACAGATTACACAACGATTCCGGCAATCCAAGAAGCATCTTTGATGATCTCGATCGACATCTGGCAGTCTCGCCAAGCCCCATCAAGCGGCGGCGTCACCATTGATGGCTATCAGCCTTCTCCGTATCGAATGGGCAATACGCTTCTTGCTCGCGTTCGTGGCTTGCTCGCTCCATATCTTGATCCGAGATCGATGGTGGGCTAATGGCCGCCATATCAACACTCCGCGCAGGTCTTGCAGCAGCTCTAGTCGACAATACAAAGTATTCAGTCTTCTCATTCCCACCTGCAACTGTAATTGCTAACAGCGTAGTTATTGCTCCAGCAGATCCTTACCTTTCTCCATCTAACGGATGGAATGCAACAATCTCACCTATGGCGAACTTCGTCGTAAGCATCTTCGTGCCGCTCTTGGATAACGAAGGCAATCTCAATGGAATTGAAGACGACATCGTTCGAGTCTTTGGCTTGCTCGCTGCATCTTCATACACCTATAACGTCTCTGATGTTTCGGCTCCTGCCGTACTAAGTGCCGCTCCTGGTGATCTACTTACATGCAATATCAATATCTCAGTCCTAACGAGTTGGAGCTAAAATGTCCGAGTGGGAAAAAGAGCAAGAAGCCTTCCTGATCAAGATCGGGCAGGTAGCACCATCAACACCTAAGCCAGTAACTACTAAGAAAGACGAGGAATAATCTCATGGCTGTATTTCTAAGCAACAACGTCGGCGTGAAGGTAAACTCAGTCGATCTATCAGACCACGTTACATCAGTAACACTTAACCGCGCATTCGATGAGCTCGAAGTTACTGCAATGGGTGACTCTGGCCATAAGTTCGTCAAGGGTCTTGAGGCATCATCTGTCACAATCGACTTCTTGAACGACACAGCATCTGCTAACGTCCTAGCGACCTTGCAAGCTGCATGGGGAACTAACGTCACAGTAGTTCTACTTCAGACAAAAGGAACTGCAGTATCTGCAACTAACCCTCTCTACACAATGACATGCCTTATTAACAACACGACAGACATCAACGGCGCAGTCGGTGACCTCTCAACACAGAGCCTCACATTCAACGTCTCTGGTACTATCGCAGTTGCCACAACAGGCACATTCTAAGAAACTAAACAAAGGGGCACAGCATGGCAAAGTTAATAGTCACGATGGCAGACAACAGCATTACCGAGATCGAGATCACTCCTCGCCTCGAATACGCGTTCGAGCTATATGCTAAAAAGGGATTTCACAAAGCGTTCCGCGATGATGAAAAGCAGTCAGATGTCTATTGGCTTGCATGGGAAGGCCTTAGGTTAAGTGGAACCACAGTCAAGCCATTCGGTGCAGACTTCCTTGAAACTCTAAAGAGTGTCGAGGTTGCAGAGTCTGACCCTTTGGCCTAGGCAGGGATAGCATCCACTATCTCATTGCTCGCTTGAGCATAGAGACGGCTATCCCTCCACAATACTTAATTGATTTAGATCCATCGATGCTTCAGATGATTCTGAAAGCGTTGAAGGATAGAGCAAAGGAGCAAGCGGATGCCTACAGAGCTAAAAGGCGCTAGTGAACTCCGCAAAGCCCTCAAGAAGTTCTCACCTGATCTCGATAAAGAGACGCGTGAGGAGATGGTTGGATTCCTAAAGCCCTTGGTTAAGAAGGCTAGAGGATTCTTGCCATCTAACTCAGATGCTCCATCTGGATTCGTAAAGCATGAAGTAAAGACTGCCAAGTTCCCAATGTATGACGCAGCTGAGGCTCGACGTGGCGTAGGTTATAAGTTGACACCTACTAAACCTAATCGCCAAGGATGGGTGCAGACAGTATCAATCCACAATAAGACAGCAGCAGGTGCAATTGTAGAAACTGCCGGACGTAAGTCTGGGGTCTCTGGAAGATTTAGCCCACGCTTCTCAGGATCTTTTGCAGGTAGTGGCAAGATGCAAGGCCGCGCCATGTTTAAGGCTTACTCAGAAGATCAAGGCAAGGCTAAGGCTGCAATTATTAAGGCGCTTGAAAAGGCCGCCGCTAAATTTAATGCGAAAGGTATCTAATGGCTGAGTTACGCATACCGATTATCGGTGAGTTCAAGGGTAAGAAAGCCTTTAAGGAAGCCGATAGCAGCGTCAAGTCCCTTACGAAGAACTTTAAGAAACTAGCAGGCGCAGCAGGGATTGGTCTATCAACCGCCGCAGTAATTAAGTTCGGCAAGGAAGCCGCAAAGGCGTTTATTGCAGATGAAAAAGCGGCACGCCGTCTAGCAACCTCAGTCAAGAACTTAGGCCTAGGATTCGAGACCCCACGCATTGAGCGCTACATCTCTGAACTATCTGCCATGTCTGGCGTTACAGATGACCAGCTTCGACCATCGATGCAGAAATTATTGCAGACTACTGGGTCAGTCACTAAGGCTCAAGAACTACTCGCGCAGGCCACAGACATAAGCGCTGGCTCTGGCGTCGATTACGAGACAGTCGTCAACGATCTGACCATGGCTTATGTAGGCCAGACTAGAGGCCTTAGAAAGTACAACCTAGGTCTAAGCGTTGCAGAACTCAAGGCCATGAAGTTCGCAGATGTGCAGGAAAGACTTAATAAGCAATTCTCTGGCGCTAATGCAGAATACCTTACGACTTACGCTGGCAAGTTACAGCTGATCTCTACAGCAGCAGGCGAGGCTAGCGAGAAGATCGGCGGCGCACTAGTTGAGTCTTTGGTCTCAGTCTTTGCCGCTGGCGACACAACTAAATTCGTAAGCCAGATCGATGCACTTGCAATAAAAATTGCAAATACTGTCTCAGCCGTAGTATTCGGATTCCAGAAGTTATACGTCTTGACCAGCGATCGAGCCATTCTTGCTAGCTTCAATCCCTTTGATGACTATGAGAAGAATGCCCTAGCCGCCATTGAGGCCGCCGAGAAGGCAGCCAAGTTTAAGCGCAATGCTCCAACTATGGGCTACTCAGGATCTCAACCTATTGGTATTTATGAAACTCCAGTCCAGATTGCAGCTCGTAAGAAGGCAGAGGCCGATGCAGCCAAGCGAGCAAAGGCTCTAGCGGCGTTACAGACTAAATCTCTAGGAGAAGCCAAGAAAAAGGCCGCACTTGATAAGGCCTCAAAGACTCTTAACCTAGACGCTATTGGTATTGAGGCAGCGCTTAAAAATAAGTTGAGCGAGACTGATCGCATTTCCTTGTTATTGCAAAAGGCTATCCTCGAAGGCAATGCAACCCTAGCGACACAGTTATCTGATCAACTAGACACAGCAATCAAGCGCAATAATGAACTTCGCCTGTCCTTGCTGGCTACTCCTAAAGCGCCTAATCCTTTCTCTGAGTGGTCAGTTCCTAAACTTGATTTTGGTGGGAACACGTTAGGCACACCTGTACCAAATTTCGTACCACCTGCCTATGCAATGCCACCAACCTTCGGGCAACAAGGTGGCTTGCCTGCTGGCGTCGTTGCAGGAGTCAATCCTGCGCCCGTCGTCAATGTCAAGGTCGAAGTTGCTGGCGAAGCTGTAGCCGCAGTAATTACACAACAGCAGACCAATCAATCTCTTTCAGGCTCATTTATTGGCGTAAATCGTACGGCTAGATTTGGAACTCGGGTAGACGAAGGATGACCCTTCCAGCCACCATTTCGGTTTCCTTCGACTTTAGTCAAGGTGCTACATTCGGCTTCAATGGCTTCATCATTGGCGACGCGATAAATGGCGTTATAGGTACATCTCAGTTCGCCGCTAGTGCGGTTCAGGAGCCTGTCGTTGATCTCAGTAACGTGACTCGGCAGATCACGATTAGACGTGGTCGCAATATCATGCGCGATACTTATGAGGCTGGCAGTTGCACAGTCCGAGTCCTAGATCCTGACTCTAACTTTAACCCTCAAAATACATCTAGCCCTTACTTTGGCTTCCTGACTCCATTGCGTAAGATCCGTGTAGCTGCAACTACTGCAACGACTCAGAACTTTCTATTCTCAGGTTATGTGCAAGACTACAAATACTATTATCCGATAGGACAGGAGACGGGATACGTCGACATCCTCTGCTCTGACGCCTTCCGTCTATTGGCTATGGCTAACGTCAAGACAATCACAGACTCAGGCGCTGGTCAGACCACCGGCACTCGTATAGGTAAGATTCTCAATCAGGTCGATTTTCCTGCAACTTTGCGCGTCATTGACACAGGCTCTACAACTTGCCAAGCTGATCCCAACACTCCACGTTCTAGCCTTTCAGCCATTCAAGTTGCAGAGTTTACTGAGCAAGGCGCATTCTTTATCCGTCCAGACGGCACAGCCGAGTTCAAGGATCGAAGCGATGTCGTGTCGTCTCTAGCAACTACGCCTATCGAGTTTAATCAGACTACGGGTATTCCCTACGCCAATCTTAAGTTCGCCTTCGATGACAAGCTGATCATTAACAACGCATCCATGGTGCGAGTGGGTGGCACTCAGGTCACAGCAAGTGATTCCGACTCAATCGCTAAATACTTTCCTCATGGCATGAACGTAGACAATCTCATAGCACAGACGGATGCTCAGGTTCAGGACATTGCTGATATTTATGTCGCTACCCGTAAAGAGACGACGATACGCATCGATGCCATGACAGTTGATCTACTTGATACAGCAGTACCGACTGACACAATGATCGGCCTCGATTACTTTGACAATGTCAAGATCACTAACGTTCAGCCAGACGGCTCAACCATTATCAAGACTTTGCAGGTACAGGGCTTAGAGTGGAATATCAGCCCTAACAGCATGCAATGCACAGTTACAACACTTGAGCCCATCGTGGAAGGATTCATCATAGGATCTGCCACGTCGGGTATAATAGGCACGTCCATATTAGGATACTAGGAGAAATCAATGGCAGCAGGTCTAGGATATAAAGAGTTCGCTACGGGAGATGTCTTAACCGCAGCTGACGCTAACGGCTATCTAGCCTCACAGGTGGTCATGGTTTTTGCCAGCGCCGCAGCTCGTACCTCTGCCATCGCCTCACCTCAAGAGGGCATGATCTCCTATCTTAAAGACACAGATGTAACTCAGTATTACTCAGGTTCAGCATGGGCGACTATTGGCGGCAGCGCTTCGCCTCTAACTACCAAGGGCGATCTTTATGGATTTTCGACGACAGGCGCGAGAGTTGCAGTAGGCACAAATGGTCAAGTTTTGACAGCAGATTCAACAGCTGCGACAGGCGTTGCGTGGGCGACGGCGGCAGCGGGAACTCCTACCTTTGCTGGTTGCGTATTAATGAATTCGGGAAGTATAACTTTATCCAATGCCACAACGACGACTCTTACTTTTGATACTGAGTCATTAGACACAGATGCATTTCATAGCACATCATCCAACACATCCAGAATCACCATACCGGCAGGTAAAGCTGGAAAATATCTAATTTTGGGAACGGTTAGATATGACGCAAATTCTAGTGGCCGTAGAATTAGCACTATCTTAAAAAATGGAACAGTACTTTATGAATATGAATCAGCAAGCCCAGGCAGCTCGGATTTGAGCCTTGTTCATTCCTCAATAGTCAATTTAGCAGTTGGAGATTATGTCGAATTAACAGGCTGGCAAAATTCTGGCGGTAACTTAACACTTAGTGGCAACGGAACTCTAAAGTATTCAATTTTCTCAGCGTATTTGATTGGAGCATAATGTTATCTTTTGACAAGCCAACATCACTAAATGGTGAGCAATTACGAATTGAGTTAAGAGCCGCCGGGGTTGCCATCTCTGATCATGTTGGTGCAGTTGCAGACACTTCCGATGGTCAGATCCACCTTGACGTTGCAGCGAAGGATCAAGCCAAGGCTTCAGAAGTTGTTGCTAATCACCTTGGGGTAGATTCCGTAAAGGAACTAAGCCTTGATGAAAAGTTGGCGTCCGTTGGTATCTCGTTAGCAGAGATTAAATCTGCGCTACTTGGATGAAGCCAAGACTTTCTAAGTCTGCTATTCAATTAAGAGAGCAGATAGATGACTCATTCCCAGATAGAGATCGAACTTCGGACGGCTGGATCGGTGACACGAGACACGCTGCTCGCAAGTCTGATCATAATCCAGATGCACAAGGATGGGTACGCGCCATCGATGTTGACCGCGACCTTAACGGCAAAGGCCGGAAGCCCGATGTCATGCCTGACTTGGTTGATCAGATTCGACTCCTTGCAAAGTCTGGCGATAAGAGAATCAGTTACATCATCTTCGATGGCCGCATCGCCTCATCTAAGAAGGCTTGGGCTTGGCGTCCTTATGATGGGATCAATAAGCATAATCATCACGCGCACGTCAGCTTTACTATCAAGGGCGATGAAGACTCTAGTTGGTTCAATATCCCGATGATAGGTGGAAAATAAATGGAACAAGCAAAGTCACTCGCAGCATCATGGGCTCGATCATTCTTAGCAGCTGCTCTGGCGCTGTACATGGCTGGAGTAACTGATCCTAAGACACTAGCAATGGCAGGCGCAGCAGCAGTCGCACCCGTTATCTTGCGTTGGCTTAATCCTAAAGATGCTTCATTCGGTGTAACTAAAGAATGAGCCAATCGGATTTCTTTAGCCTTTACATTGCAAGCCTAGGAATTATCGGCACGCTCGGTGGATTCGTAATCAATCACCTACTGGCTGAAATTAAGCGACTCAATTCGCGTGTCGATGAAATCCTTCTTATCCTTTTAGAGCGATAATTTTTGCCATGGCAAAGAAGAAAGTCATCGATCTCGATACTTACTCACAGCTAGACGCATGGGCTATAAGCCTTCACGAAATGTACAGAGCCCTACGTCGAGCAGGTTTCGCCGTGGATATATGCCTAGCAATCATCTCTGATCGAGATACTTACCCTGACTGGATCTTGCCATCGATCCCCGACCGAGTGGATCGCTTACCCTATGAGGATGACGACGAGGATTAGATGAAGCGCATTGTCATAGTGAGTGACCTACAGGTTCCCTTCCATGATCGACACGCAGTCAAGAATGTAGCACAATTCATTGCCAAGTTTAAGCCGCACGAAGTAGTCACAATAGGTGACGAAATTGATTTTAATACCATCTCAAAGTTTAGCGAAGGGACGCCAGAGGCTTATGAGCAGACTCTTGGAGATGATCGCGATGAAGCTGTTCAGGTTCTTTACGATCTCCAAGTAACCCAAGTCCTGCGGAGCAATCATACGGATCGATTGTATAACCAGATCATGCGCAAGATTCCGTCATTCTTATCATTGCCGGAACTCAGGTTCGAGAAGTTTATGCAGTTCGATGAACTAGGGATCACCTTTCATAAGAAGCCTTACAATATCGCGCCTAACTGGATCGCAGTCCATGGCGACCATACCCCTATCAAGCCTCAAGGCGGTCTCTCAGCCCTTGAGGCAGCCCGTAGGCATGGCAAGTCAGTCATCTCTGGCCATACTCATAGGGCAGGTAGATCGTCCTTCTCAGAGGCCTCTGGAGGCCGTATAGGGCGTGTTCTGCATGGTGTAGAAGTAGGCAATCTCATGGACTTTAGCAAGGCCTCATATACAAAGGGATCGGCTAACTGGCAACAGGCATTCGCAATCATGTACGTCGAGGGCAAGAATGTCCAAGTCGATCTGATTTACATTGAAAAGGATGGGACTTTCGTAGTCTCAGGCAAGCGGTATGGACGACCTAGATAACGAGCTTGACAGAGACATCGATGACCACATCGATGACGCAGAATCGTTACCATTTCGTTATCTTAAATTCCTAAAATTCCCCCTTAGGGCATGAGAAAGTAGAGCCACGGATGAAGGGCATCCACAGAAAGGCTCCAAAATGTTCGATCCATCATTAGGCGATTTAATTGCCATGATTGTCTTATCAGCACTATATTTTCATCTAGGCCGTATTGTCGGCATTCGCGTAGGTTATCTAAAAGGCCGCAAGGCAGTCCGAGATTACTACGAGACAAAAGAAAGGGTGCGAGTGTGAAAGCAAGTGAAGTCCTATTATCAGCTACTGACATCATTGGAGACCGAGGACGAATTTATGGTCATCCTCGTATCAATCAGACTCGAATCGCATTACGACTCCAGCAAATGCTTGAGACACCAATCTCAGATCATCAAGCGTGTCTGGCGATGGTCGAAGTCAAGTTGGCTAGACTGCAAGAGACCGCAGATCACATTGACTCCTATATCGACGCGTGTGCTTACCTTGCACTAGCTTGCGAATTGATTACAGAAAAGGATGAGCAATATGTTTAATCTTGAAGATTATGAAACAGT